CGAGAGTCTCGTTTCGAGTTCAGTTACAGCTACCGTTCCCTGGGACGTCTCCATGAAGGAGAGCACCCTATAGGGTATGGATTCGCCAGTAACACTCGTTAAAGATTCTCAAACTCGCCAGAGCGAAGATACGCTCTGGGCCTCTAAGATGAGGTGCAACGGTGAAATTCCCTTGTATCTGATCTTCTTGGTCTCCAAGTACACGGACTCTGTTGAAGAGTACGGTCTGGTCTAACTCGGATAGTCGATCAAAGCGAAATGCTTAATCGAACCCGGTGTAGAGATAATCAAACTAGAAACCGGCGGATCCCGTGAGGGATTCCGGGAGGAAACTAGTCTGCATCATCGATGAACCATCGTAGGTTCTGGGTAATTTGCTTGCCCGGGACTCAGCGAGTCCTACGGATTAGCACCCGTGGGATCTGAGTTCATACTCTTGCAGGCCTCAGTAGTCTAAACTACGAGGGTTACGCTAGACGTACAAACTAAACAGATGACCGGCCCCGAGGGAGGAGGTAATTCTCATTCCCCCGGTAACCGGATATCGCAATTCCGATACCCCTTCCAGGGTAGCTGCGGCCCACGCGAGTGGAAACCGAGGGTCATTCCTTTAGCCCTTGAATAAGGTTAAAGGGGAATTGCGTGGACGTCAGTCGTCTCGGTCTGAAACCGGGATGCGACCACGTAAAACCAATTCATCTTATAACTGATATGAACTTCAAAAGTAAATTTGATTTACGATTGCGATTCCGATCATTTGTATATGAATCAGTGGCTGCTAAGATCGCTCGAAAGGGTGGTCAGAGTATGGTTGGAATAATCTTAAGATTACTTCCAGCCATGCAAGGGAAAGTGAATCCAAACGTCGGGAGAGTCGTAAAGACTTTCTTTAGACGACTATCAACGTTGGCAATCAGTCAAGGGATCCCAGGTCTAGTTAAGTACCTAAAGGCGTGTTCTGTTTTAACACAACAGTCTATCGCTGGGTATAAGATTAGAGAAATTAGTCCTAGAGTTTCTAGAACTAAGTCCGGATTACCTCGATTGCTTCCTGCTCCATTGCGACGATTAATTCGAGTTGGGTGTTTTCCGTATATACGGGTCGCCCTAACTTGTCTTAGTGTCTTCAGAGATATGATTTATAAATCACCTGTGAAGTTGTCGACAATAGAGAAACCATTTTCTGGGAAAGAACAATGGATCAAAATCGTTAACGGCCATGCCGGACGATTTGTATCTTTGTTCGCAGGAAATGTAGCTGGACGATCTCTATGCGAGGGAAAATTTAAACCTTTCCCAATCATAAAGGCGTCACCTCAGTCCGGAAAGCTTTTTGCTACCGAGACTTGGGTAACGTCTACACACCCGATCACTCTTCTGAAGTCGGCCTTAGCATTAACAGATGATCAGTTAATGAAGATTAAAATCTTATATGGAATCATATCTAAGGGTACCGATTATTCAGGAAGACCTGACGGGTGGGAGGAGTTGTCCGACATGCATTTAGAACTTTTACAGGCTGGAACCCTTCCCGGGTTAATCCAGATTGTAAGAGATTCTGCATCAGCTCTTAGTTCGTACTCTTATCGAGTTATTGGACGAAGATTGATCACTGCCCCTGGTTCCGGGTTTACCGGAAAATTAGGTTTAAAACAGGAGGCTGCCGGTAAAATGCGAGTTTTCGCGATGGTTGATCCTTGGACTCAAATGATCATGTCTCCATTCCATGATGGTATCTTCAAGATTCTAAGAAGACACTCCATGATGGATGGGACATTTGATCAACTGAGACCCTTAAACAGGGCTTGGGGGTTTAAACACCTCTATTCCATGGATCTAAGTGCAGCTACAGATCGACTACCGATGGCTATCCAAGTACCACTATTCCAGACTCTGTTTAAATTGACAGACGAGGAGGTGGATGCTTGGAGATCGCTATTGGTTGATCGATCGTACGTCCTAAAGCAGCCGTTCCAGCCGAACATATGTGTTAAATATGCGGTTGGGCAGCCTATGGGAGCACTGTCATCGTGGCCAATGTTAGCATTGACTCACCATTTAATCGTGCAGACTGCCGCGTGGCAAATTGGTTACCGATCGGATGCCCTTTTTAGAGATTATGCCGTTTTAGGTGACGATATTGTTATTTATAACAAAGACGTCGCTAAAATGTATCATAAGATCATAATTGGGCTAGGCGTGGAATGTAATCTAGCGAAATCAATCCTGTCCGTTAAAGGACTTGGACTGGAATTCGCGAAGAAGACATTCTTCAAGGGTCAGAACGTTTCGCCAACTCCCTTAAAGGAGTTTTACTCGGCTCTGATGGGACCTGTTAGTCTTGTATCCTACGGGATCAAGTACAACTTGTCCTTCCCAGCCTTGCTACATGTAGCGGGTTTTGGGTACAGAGTGAGAGCGAAAGCGAACTTGCCGTTCTGGAGACAGACTAATTATAAGGTTAAAACCCTTATGATTCAGACTGCTTTCCTGAACTATGAGTCGAATCCTGAAATTTTTCATAAAATTTTCGGGAAAAGACCAAGTCGAATGCTTTCAGTTAACGTATTCTGGACATGGATGCAAGGTTTAACCTATGATCTATTGTCAAGGATGAAGAAATCTAAAGCTCTGTTAGCAGATCAGGTGATCCCGTCATACTTTCTGATGAAGAAAGATGTGATGTTGGAGGCCTTATGCTATCAACTTTGGTTTTTCGTAAACGGTCCTTCTAAAGATAATTTTATCGAGGATTTGACCGGAATTGAAACTGAGCTTTGGGAAGGTTTGAAGAAACACCACATGCGATTGTCGTTAATCGACGTAAAGCAGTCTATGATTGCTTTCGGAGATTCGATGATTCATGGAATGATTACGAACACTCTTCCCGAGTTACTAGCGTTAGAGCAGCGAGTTGCCGCCCTGACACTGGATGCTTTTACGGGGATCCGAAGAGATTCGGCCCCTATTGGTGTTCCGGTTAAGGAGTTTAAAATGGGTACTTATAAAGCAATTTATAAGCCCTCTGATCCAAGCTTTGACGGAGTGAAAAATGTTCCTTCAGTTTTAAAGCTGATGGAGCGATTCTCATCCGTTATCCATCGACTAACCGATAAACTAACGAAAAACGTTGGAGTTGTATCGGGCCCAGTCTCAGAAGTGAAAACTTCTGGTTTTAGTGCAGCCTTTGCGAGATCAGCGATCAGGAGATTATTCCTAATCTCCGCGACCACAGCTCAGAATCTGCCTATGAGAACGACATCGTTAAGACGAATGTCAATTCCATGGCGGGTTGCCTCAAGGTCCTTTGGTTGAAGAACCTTGGGGTGGCTTGTCATTGGTGAAGGGTTGATAACCTTCGCATTCACGTCTTTCATCTGCTATCTAGGGTGGATAATTTACATTATCCTACTAGCAATAGTTGATGACTCGTGGTCAATGATTCCAACTCTGATGCTGGATCCGCTGATGCCATTGTTCGAATTCTGGAACAGTTTATGGAAAACTGTCCTATCGTGTTTTACTCCATCATCTGTCCCTACTAGTGGACTTCGATGGTTTCACCACCTGTTCTTGGCTTATGCCTTAACGGTTGGTGTCACTATCAAGTGCCATTGGGGGGATACAGTTAATGTAGTCTACATGATGCTAACTTCATACTCGGGTTGGACAATCTCGGATCTTCCTTATATCCTTTCGGCCGCTTTATGCGTTCCGATCGGAATATTTTGGAAGTTCGGGATAGTCCCTATTTGGGGACTTTTATCGTCCTTCCCTTGTATGGTGTCTAGAGATTTCGGACCTTTCTGGGATGCAGTTTGGGTTCAGTCTTGGTGTAATACCTTGACGGACTTTATCACAGTTGCGCTACATGAGTTGCGATTCCTTATGGATTCGTCTTATGTAGGTCAGACCTTCAATGTTAGAGAAACTCTAATTTATGAAGGAGCGGGGGCAGATAGCACTGATCTGAGCTATCCCTCGACAAGATCGGAAAAGACCCCAGATACAGGCTTATCACCTGTCCATCTGGATATGGTTCAATTCGATCCTCATCGAGCGGAGTTCGATCAGTACTTCTCCTCGCCAACTTCTGATACGACTGCAAAGCAAGAGGATTTCGTGGAAGACCCATGGATCCTTGTTGAACCGGAAGGGGGTACAAGACAATCTTTTGGACAGAGATTCGATGATGTTGTCGTAAGACATCCAATCTTCTTTTCTTCTGTCGCGTCAGTATGTCTAGTCACTTTGGTTAAGGCGGTAATCTCGATTTCGACGAATAGTCTATCGAGCGTAATCGCTTAACTGTCACTAGAGCCAGGTTTTGTACCTGGACTGGCCTGATGCATTTGGATTCAATTCCTTTGAAGGGAAGTTACCTCACCTCTATTCGGCAATAAAGCCCATAGAGAATGAGTAAACGACCCAGCAACAAGAATTTGTACCAAATCTGATTGGTCTCTGGCTAGCAAATAGTAGATAAATCTAC